GACCTGTGCGGAGCCGACCTGAGCGGAGCCGACCTGCGCTACGCCGACCTGCGCGGAGCCGACCTGCGCGGAGCCGACCTGTGCGGAGCCGACCTGTATAACTGTTGCTTGCCACTATGGTGCGGCGGTCTGCGCATCATATTGGACAGACGGCAGATGGCGCAGCTGATCTATCACTTCTGCAGCATGGAGTGCGAGGACTCAGAAGTGCTAGCGCTGCAAAAATCATTGTATGCATTCGCGAACGAGTTTGCGGAAAGCCGTGACGATCTCAAAAATAAAAGATTTCCGGAGGGGCGATAACATGAACGTATTAATTGCATGCGAAGAATCGCAGACCATAACGATCGAAATGAGAAAGTTGGGGCATCAGGCGTTCAGCTGCGACTTGCAGGAACCGTCTGGAGGTTATCCAGAATGGCATGTGAAAGGTGATGTGTTGGATATTCTGCACTCTCCGGCATCATTCCTGACAATGGACGGAACGAAGTATGAGGGGATTACATGGGATTTGATTATTGCGCATCCGCCATGTACATATCTGTCGTCCGTGGCAAATCGGATGCATTCCAAAAAATCACGTACTATAAGGCAGATCAATGCTCGGACTGCGGATCGATTGGAGGCCATGAAATTTTTCTTGGGTTTCGCGTATGTGAATTGCCCGAAGATATGCATTGAAAATCCGGTGGGGATTATGAATACAGTATATCGCAAACCGGATCAGATTATTCACCCGTATTATTTCGGTGACCCAGATTTGAAACGCACTTGTCTGTGGCTCTATGGTCTTCCGCCGTTGGACTATACTTCGACGATTATCGAGAGACCACAGCCGATACGTATCGGCAGTAACGGGAAAAATGTGTATTTTACGGAACATTGTGGTGGTTCTGATCGGGCGCGTGTCCGATCAAGGACCTTTCCGGGGATCGCCCGAGCAATGGCAAGGCAATGGGCTGGTGAAACCAATGTCTGATTACTACACATGCAGATATCGATATGCAGCCGCGCTGCCGATGTGCAGCTGCCCGGCCATGTGCCGGGAGATGATAGTTGCAACGTGTATCGACATCAAAAAAGACTGCAAAAATTGCAGATATTACAGATGTGACGAGGAAGAGATCCTAACAGATCGGAAAGGACGGAAAAATGACTGATATATTATGCGACGAAGTGAATTGCATATGGTACAAAGATGAAGAATGCGACGCTGGAAAAATTGTCTGTTCCTGTGATGGATGCCGCACATTCCTAGATTATATTGACCTACCGGAATATCAGTGCGAATACTGGGAGGCGATCGCACGGAAAAGCGAAAAAGATATTGCGAGAAAAAGATGCAAAGGAAAAGAAGTCATGGTGAATGGCGTGAAATTCTACACGCGCGACAATATGAAATGGGGAGAACGATGCATCTATCTGACTGACGCGCGCACTGGGATTATGGTTGGGGATATGAAGACGTTGAAAGAAAGATGGGATTGGTACATAGATGCCATCAAAAAACACAGGGACGTGATGGAGTTCCCGGAAATGGAGTAGAAAATGAAAGCATGGTTAGTGAAAATAAAAGATGAAATTTACGCAACAGTTGTTTTTGCGGAAACAAGAGGAAAAGCAAGATCAATAGCAATGTCAACAGATGCTTGCCAAGACGCTGATTTTTGCGAAATAGAAGTGTACAGACAAAAATCAATGGATAAATACCATACCAAAGGCAAAACAGAAATGGATTGGTGTAACGCTAATGACCGGATTGCATTAGTTAAAGAGTGCGGATTTTTTTGCGACGATGATTTTGACATCAATGCTTGCGAGGATTGTCCAGCAAAGGATTATTGCGATAGATATACAGATTACAAGGAGGACAAAAATGAACTATGACATTAAACAGGACAAAGACAAAATAAGGCTGGAGCTTGTGCCTCCGTCGTTGATGTGGGCGGTCGGCGCAATACGGACGTATGGCACCCAAAAATACGGGGATGCGGAATGCTGGCGCGCTGTAGAGCCGGAACGCTACAAGGGGGCATTACTGAGGCATCTTATGGCGTATCTTGGCGGCGAGGCGGTAGATCCGGAAAGTGGGTATCCCCATCTATGGCACACGGCGTGCAATCTGGCGTTCTTAATCGAGCTGGAATCGACGGATGGGGGAAAGCCATGAATTTCTTGACTGGTCTGGTCATAGGCATACTGCTCGGGGCGGCTGTGTATGCAATGGGGAGGGGAGGAAAATGAATGCGGAATACTTCTTGCGGTCATATGCCACGTTCACCTTGTACCGCCTCCAGGCGGAGACGGAGCTGAAAAAATTGAAAGGCGAACGAGATGCGATCTACGCCGAAGGTACGCCGCCTGATGGGCAGCCCCGCAGCTCGGATACGGGCAATCCGACGGCCAAAATTGTGGAGAAGCTGGACCGGTACGACAGAAAGATCGCTCGAATCGAAGCGGAAATTGCTACATACGACGCCAGGATGCAATGCATCGAGGATGTTGTGTCCCGGCTCGCGCCCGATGAGCAGCAGATCGCACGGCTGCGGTATATGCGTACGAAGCCGCTGCGGTGGGATGAGATAGCGCGGGAGTTACACTATAGCGAATGGCAATGCTATCGGATCAATCAACGGCTTTTAAAGAAAATCAAAAACATGCCAGTTGACTGCGGGTATAACATGATATACTGATTACAGTGGATTTTTGGGTAGTCCATGTTGTACCTCCTTTACTGCCCCCTGGAGACAGGGGGTATTATCATGCAAAAAATCGAGAGGTGAATATTATGCCAAACATATCAACCGTCAGCGCCGTTATTAACGGCCAGACATATAATCTGACACTGGATTCCGCAAGCGGAAAGTATAAGGCGACCATCACCGCCCCGTCGAAATCCAGTTACAACGAACCAGGGCATTACTACGACGTTAAGGTGACAGCGGAGGACGAATACGGCAATACTGTATCTGCCGATTCTACACACGCCACGCTGGGAGAATCGCTGCAGCTGCGTGTCAAGGAGAAGACCAAGCCCGTCATAACCGTGATCGCGCCAACGGCAGGAGCAACCGTCACGAACAACAAGCCGGCCATCAAGATCAACGTCACGGACAGCGATTCCGGAATTGACACCAGCACCTTCAAACTGTACATCGACAGCGGATCTGCAATTACGTGGTCGTCCGGCTCGGCGTCCGTAATTACGAATGGATATACCTGGACGTATACGCCGACAACTGCACTGTCAGACGGATCTCACACGCTTAAGATTGACGTGTCCGACTACGACGGCAATGCGGCAACGCAGAAGACATCCACCTTCAAGGTGGATACAACGCCGCCTGTGCTCTCCGTAACGACTCCGACGGACAATTACTACACTAAGGGGACCTCCATTACCGTCAACGGAACGACGAACGATGCTACGTCTTCACCGGTCACAATTACGATCAAGGTCAATGATGTTGATACAGGCGCAGTGACCGTACAGAATAATGGCAGCTTTTCTAAAACTGTCACGCTGATCTCGCAGATGTCTCCTAATGTCATCGTTGTTACAGCGACAGACGGGGCGGGCAAGACGTCCTCTGTTACGCGGAACGTCTACTGCAATACGATCGCGCCGGTTATTTCGAATGTCACAATTGAGCCGAATCCCGTAGATGCGGGCGCAACGTATGTGATCACGGTCACGGTGTCCTGATATGATTACGTCAATGTACGGGCACTGCGACGCGTTCGATGTGATCTATACGCAGGTCGGTGAGAATCAGTGGCAGGCGACGGTACCGCCGGACATGACCGACGGCAAATACGTCGTAGATATCTACGGAGTTGATAATACAGGATTCCTGGTCTATTGGGCCGGGATCCTGTACATGTACGACAGCAGATTCGTGAAATTGGAGCTGCTGCCTGACAGCTGCGTCATGTTCTACACGGACACCGTTGACATGTCCGATGTCTGGGATTCATCCGATCGATGGGATATGTCCGTAGTGTGTGATACATTCGAAGTATGGGATTCTTCCGACATGATCGAGTTCTGTATTTCGGATCCAACGCCGTGTGGTTAAGCGATTGGGGGCCTAAAAATGGAATGTTGTCCAAAACTGAATTTCATTGCGGGGGAGAAAAAATACGTCTGTGCGAAGCTGACTTCCTGCATCGGGCAGGTATTCACGCTGGCCGACGCATCGTGGGAGCTGTCTGCGATGGACGGCACGCAAGTCGCGTCCGGGGACTGTGATGTCGTTGACGACGGCTCCGCAAAGACGCTGCGTGCGCTGGTGGAACCGCCGGAAGCGGGGACGTATGTACTAGAATTCACGTACACGATTCCTCCGGAAATATTCATCCGCCGGGTGATGCTCTATGTCGGTTAAGATCACAGCAGCCAGCATTACGCCGAATCCGGTGGCCACTTCGGAGCAGTTCATCTTATCGGTTGACGTGATGCAGTCAACCTGGGAATGGCTGAACGGCTATACATGGGGATCAGTAGAATCCCGGACATGGGAAGATATTGAAAACGGTGAAATCACAAGCTAGGAGGAAATTCTATGGCAGACTATACAGCGAAATTAGGGCTCAAAAAGCCCGCAGAAACGGATTATGTGGACATTGCGGACATTAACGGCAATATGGATACACTGGACGAAGCATTCGCCCGGTATGCTGTGTGCAGCACAGCGGCTGCAACGGCAGCGAAAACTGTCACAATTCCGGGCTACAAGCTTTTTGCGGGGGCTGTAGTGTACATCAAATTCAATGTAACAAACACAGCTCCATATCCTACACTGGATGTCAATTCGACCGGAGCGGCCCAAATCTACTATAGAGGGGGTACCATTGTAGCAGGAACTCTTGCCGCAAACAGGACGTATGCGTTTGTATATAATGGAACCCAATACGAGCTAATTGGGGACATCAACACAGATACCAAATACTCTGTATTCACTGGGGCAACCACATCAGCGGCTGGAAAAACAGGGCTCGTTCCCGCACCGGCAGCGGGGTACAATAACCGATTTCTGCGCGGGGACGGTACGTGGGCAGAAGCCGGCGGAATGGATCTGGATGCGCTGGCAAGCAACACGGATCCGATGGAGATCCAGGGAGAAGGAGCCAACAATGCAACCGGCCTGACGCTGAGGCAGAAGAACGCATCGTATGACGACATGATCCAGACGCTGGAAATGAAATCGTTCTACGGACCTCCCGGACGTGTGTATCGAACATACCTTAAACAGGGGAGCGATCCGACCGGGACAGAAGGAACGGATTACATCGGTTTTGAGTGGTATTCAAACTATAATCACATGAGCGGGCATTTTAGGCCATTGCGGGACAGCGCATATACACTGGGTGATTCTACCACCAAGTGGTCTGTTGTATATGCAACCAACGGTACGATCCAGACCAGCGACCGGAGGCGTAAGAATGACATCAGGCTGGTTCCGCAGAAGGATCAGACGGCGGAAGAAACGCCCGCGCTGACGCAGGAGGATTTGCTCGACTTCGTTCGTAATGTCGACATCTATACATACGTTTCGGATCCTGAGCATACCAAGACAGTGCAGGACGCCATGGCGGCCAACGAGTATGAGAAGATTCACATCGGAATCATGGCCAACGACCTAGTAGGCAGCAAGATCTTCCCGTTCGTCGGCCACAAGGATGGATCGGACGAAAACGCGCCAGTAGGCATGAAATACGAGTCGCTGGGCGTGGTTGCCTTGTATGCGATCCGAGCTCTGTACGACAGGATCGACAAGCTGGAGACGCGCATCGAAGAGCTGGAGACCAGCGGAAAATAAGCACGATACGGCGAGAGGTGGGTGACGTGGAACGTGAAAATAATCTGATTAGATGGGAGGATCTAACTCCAGAAGAACAATTCGCATCGGTCAGTCGTGCCGGAAAAGCGTCTGCGGCAGCCAGGCGCAGGCGGAAGAGTATGAGGCAAGTTATGGAAATGCTGCTGAGTCTCCCGGCCGGTGCAACAGCAGATTACGATACGATCGCTGCTGCCGGAATTGACGTTAAGGATCTGAGCGAAGAGACCGTGAACAATGTAATTGTCGTTATGGCGGCGCTGCTCAAAAACGCTAAGGCCGGCGACGTGGCCAGCATTAAGGAGCTGCGCAGCATCATCCAGGAAGAAATCCTGATGAAGCACAAAATCAAGAACGACAACGCGCGTCTGGAGCTCGAACGCAAGAAGCTTGAGCTGCCGACGCCGGAGCCGATTTCATATGCCGGGATCCCCGCATTAATGATTGCACCGACCTTCGCGCCGGTGCATTTTGATGTTCAGGAACGGACGCATTCCGAGTACGTGTTTCCTGGAGGGCGCGGTTCTACCAAATCCTCGTTCGTATCGATGGAAGTGATCGACCTGCTGATGCACTACGAGCAGATGCATGCCGTAGTCCTTCGTCAGGTGGCAGACACACTGCGCGGATCGGTCTATCAGCAGATTATCTGGGCGATTTCCGCGCTGGGGCTGGAAGATGAATTCAACTGCACTGTGTCTCCGTTGGAGATTACCCGAAGGTCCACGGGGCAGAAGATCTATTTCAGGGGCGCGGATGATCCTGGGAAGATCAAGTCGATCAAGGTGCCGTTCGGCTATATCGGAATTGTGTGGTTCGAAGAATTAGATCAGTTTTCCGGTGAGGAATCGGTCCGCAAAATTGAGCAGTCCGTCATTCGCGGCGGAGATATGGCCTTCAAATTTAAAACGTTCAATCCGCCGAAATCTGCCAACAACTGGGCGAATCAATACATCAAGATCCCCAGGGAGGACCGGCTGGTCACTGAGAGCAATTATCTGACGGTGCCCCCCAAATGGCTGGGGAAGCCGTTCCTGGACGACGCCGAATTCCTGAAAGCGACGAACCCGATTGCGTATGAAAACGAGTATCTGGGCGTGGCCAACGGCGTGGGCGGAAACGTTTTTGACAACGTGCTTGTGCGTGAAATCTCAGACGAGGAACTCGCGCAGTTCGATCGGATCTATCGCGGCGTTGACTGGGGCTGGTATCCGGATCCGTTCGCGTATGTGGCCATGTATTACGACGCGGCGCGTCTGAGACTGGTAATCATCGACGAATACCGCTGCAATAAGCAGAGCAATGCACAGACTGCAGAGGCGCTCAAGCGGCGCGGAGTCGGGAAAAACACGATGGTGATCTGCGACAGCGCGGAAAACAAATCCATTGGAGACTATTGCGAGGCCGGAATTTTCGCCCGACCAGCGGCCAAAGGCCCCGGATCGGTGGAGTACGGCATGAAATGGCTGCAATCCCTCAACGAAATCGTGATCGACAACAGGCGATGCCCGGAAACTACACGGGAATTCCTGGAGTATGAATACGCGCGGGACAAGGAAGGAAACGTGATCACCGGCTATCCGGATGCGAATAATCACAGTATTGATGCTGTACGGTACGCACTGGAGGACGTGATTCGCAATGTAAGAGTAAGGTGACAACAGTATGATCAGCAATATGGAGCTGCTAAAACAGAGAATAGCAATCGACGGAAAACTGAACATGTCCGATATCATAAAATCGATCCTCAAGGACGCAGGAGACGACGTCAAGCGGAAGTACATGAATGTCGGGCAGCGGTATTATGACGGTGACCACGACGTGCTGCGCGAGGATTTCGCGTCCTCGTGGGTATACGAGGATGATGACCAAGGCCGCGAAAAGAAAAGCCTGATCGTGAATGACAACAAGTCTAATCACCACAACGTCCATAATTACCATCAGCTGCTCGTAGACCAGAAAGCCAGCTATATTGCTGGAAAAACGCCCACAGTAACAGTTGAGGGTGCGGAGAAGAGCAGCGACATCAAGGTGTATGAAAACGAAATCACAAGGTACGTTGACGAGACCTTCGCAGACACCATGATTGACTATATTACCGGAGCCAGCAACAAGGGCGTCGAGTACCTGCATTTCTACATCGATCAAAGTAGCAAGCTGTGTTACACGATCATTCCGGCGCAAGAGGTTATTGCGTATTATGACGCGCAGTATCAGCAGGATCTTGAGGCGGTGATCCGGTTCTACTCGTTTTCCGTTGTCAAGCCGGGCGGGGAGACGGCTGAGCGCAAGAGGGTTGAGTGGTGGACGCCGCAGGACGTCACGTATTACACCGAAGACGACGAGGGGAATTTCATTCTTGATCCGGACATCAAGCGCAATCCGGCACCGCATTTCTGGAATGTGACCTATCTCAACGGTTCCGCAACGCGGCGTGAGGCGCAGAGCTGGGGCAGAGTTCCGTTCGTTGCGCTGCGCAACAACAGCAGCTGCTCCAGCGACCTGACGCGGATCAAGGGGCTGCAGGATGCATACAATCTGCTTTCCAGCAGCAGCACCAACAACCAGATCGATCTTGTAGAGCTGTATTGGATGATCCAGGGCTATGGCGGAGAAACAGCTAGAGCGATTGAATCCAAGCTGCGGATCAATAAGGCTGTAAGCATCACGGATCCCAACGGCAGGATTCAGGCGGAGCAGGTAACGCTTGCGGTGGGAGAACGCCTGGAGTGGCTCAAGATGCTGCGCAAGGATATCTACCATCTGGGCATGGGAATGGATGTGGATGACGAGACCTTCGGAACGGCGCCGTCCGGCGTTGCACTGGAGTTTAAATATGAGCTTCTCGATCAAAAAGCGGATCAGCTGATCCGCAAGCTGCAGCTGGCAATGAAGGATTTCTTTTGGTTTTTAACGAAGTACATTAATGACCGAAACGGAACAGCATATGACAGTAGTCTGGTCAAGGTGACGGTCCACAAAAACAAGCATACCAACGAGGTCGAAAAGATCAATGCAATCATGGCGTCGCGCGATCTGGTCCCGGATAAGCTGCTTTTGAAACGCCATCCGTATGTGGACGACGTCAACGAGGCGCTAAAAGAGCTGGAAGCGCAGAAGGAAGAGGCAAGAAAGGATCAACAGGCTATGTTCGGCAGCCCAACAAACACACCACCCGGGAATGATGTAAATGAAGAGTGACGCATATTGGAAGCGTCGCGCCGAGCAGCGCATGTACGAATACATCCAGGAGGCTGACCGGGTGGCCGACGAGGTTGGAAAAGCGTATTTGCAGGCGGCAGGATATCTGGAGGCGCAGGCGAAAAAAATCTTTGATACATACCGAAAGGGAGGGGGCTTGAGTGAAGCGGAAGCAAGACGGCTTCTGAACGACGTCGGAAATGCAACCGATTACGATGCGCTGAAAAAGGCGTACAACCGTGTCAAGGATCCTGATCTGAAACAGACGCTGCTGAATCAGCTTAATGCGCCGGCTTATCGGGCAAGGATAGAGCGCCTGCAGCAGCTGAGGGAGGATCTGGACCGCAAGTGCCGCAAACTGTACAAAATCGAGACGAAGGCTGCTGACGAGCATCTGATCAATACGGCACAGACTGCCTACTACCGCACGATGTATGACATTCAGCGCGGCACGGGCTATGGTTTCGGGTTTGCTCAGATCTCAGAGCAGGGCGTCAATGAGATCCTTCGCAATAACTGGAGCGGAGCGTCGTATTCCTCCCGCATCTGGAGCAACACGCAGACCGTGGCGGAACTGATCAAAAACGAACTGTTTCTTGGCGTCCTGACAGGCAAATCGCAGCACGACATGTCGGCTGTAATCATGGAAAAAATGGGCGTCGGGGCGATGCAGGCGCGCCGTCTGGTGCGCACGGAGAGCTGTTACGTTGCCAATCAGGCAGAAATGGAGAGCTACAAGGAATGCGAGATCGAAAAGTACCGATTTGTGGCGACGCTGGATATGAGAACTTCGGAGATCTGCGCCAGCTTAGACGGCAAGGAATTTCCTGTTGACAAGCAGCAGCCAAACGTTAATTGCCCGCCGATGCATCCCAACTGCCGCAGCACCACGATTGCTGTATTTGACGCAGAGATCATGGAGGGCATGCAGCGCAGGGCGGTAGATCCGGAAACGGGCAAAGATATCTTCGTGCCGGCGGATATGACGTATGAGGAATGGAAGAAAAGGTTTGTTGATAAGAAAACGTCAACGCTTGGGGCGGGAGATAATGGTAAAATTGACAGCAGCAATCCTAAGTATAAAGGAATTGTCAAAGGTGATCCATCTGACGCAATTAAAGACTACGAAAAAGAAATCAGAAATTTAAAGCACGAGCGGGCGTATGTGATTGATAAATCTGGAAAACTGTATGTATCCGACGGCAGTGCGTCGAATGTAAGCATAGAAGGCATTGATTTAACCGAAGCGACCATAACACATAACCATCCACCGGATGAAAACGGATTTACCGATTCTTTTGGAAAAGACGATTTCATGTTTTTGTCAGATCACCCGGAAATAAAGGAAATGCGCGCGGTAAATGAAAAATATACTTATAGTTTACGGTTGCTAAAACCGCTTGATATATCGTACAATGAGGTTGAGTGCGGTGGATATGACCTTGCAATAAAGAGCGGCAATTACGATGAACCGCAGCATAACGCTATGGAATGGCTCAAAAAGGAGGGATATATCGACTATGAGCGAAAACGAATTGACAAATGAGCAGAACCGTCAGATTGCTGTGGCAGTAGAGGAAGCAAAGCGAAAATTGACCGAATTAAATGCAAGAGAGGATGCAGAGCGTGAAAAGATAGTAAAGGATCTAGGTTACTCTCCTGCTGTTTTAGATAACGGACATCCCAGCCCTGAACGAGCTGCAATACGGGCGGAGTTAAAAAAGGAGATTAATAAAATAAAAAATGAAGGTTAGCCAAAAAGCATCTTGCGTAAGCAGGGTGCTTTATTTTTTCGGCCGAATGGAGGTATAAAAAATGCTCGTAGAAATCATCAAAAACAAAACGGTCGGCAAAACCGTCAAGATTGACGGAAAAGTCATTGATCATTGTGCTGAAGTTAATATCTATGAAACCCCGGGGAAACCAACTGAGGTCGAAATAATTCTGACCGACGTAAATGTCAGGATAGAAAATCAAGCGGATTCCACAGATGAAAGAGCATCCTGAACAGGGTGCTTTTTTGATACAAAAAATGACCGATCCGAAGTCGTAAAACTACGGATAGAGCGGGAGGCAACCCCGTAAAAAGCGTATCGAAAGGAGAAACCAATGAAAAGAGAATTTTTGGAAGGCTTAGGGCTGGAAAAGGATGCGATCGATAAGATCATGGCAGAGAACGGCAAGGACATCGAAGCCGGCAAGGCGAAGCTGGAGGAAGAGCAGAGGCTTCGTCAGGCGGCGGAGCAGGCTGTAAAAGACCGTGACAAGCAGATTGCGGATCTGTCCAAGGTAGACGCAGCAGGCCTGCAGGCGGAGGTTGAGCGGCTCAAAACCGAAAACGCCGCCGCAAAAGACGCCTACGAAAAGCAGATTGCAGCAATCAGGCTAGACACAGCCCTGGATGCGGCGATTCTGGCCGAAAAAGGCAAAAACACGACTGCGATAAAATCTCTGATTCCGAATCGCGATCAGCTGAAGCTGAAAGACGACGGCAGCATTGACGGTCTGGATCTGGGCGCGGTCAAAACATCTGCGCCGTATCTTTTCGATCAGATTGAGACCAGACCGGAGGGGACGCCCCCGGCCGGAGCTTCGGGATCCGGAGGAAAAACCCCCGAAGAAATGAGCTACGCCGAATACAAGGCGTGGCGGGAAAAAAACTAAAAAGAAAGGACGAACAAACTTATGGCAAACACATTTTTGACTCCTGATATCATCGCCAAGGAAGCGCTGATGGTACTGGAAAACAACCTGGTAATGGCGGGGCTGGTACATCGGGACTACTCTCCCGAATTTGCGAAGGTAGGCGACACCATTACAATCCGCAAGCCGGCAAAATTCATTGCAAAGAATTTCACCGGGCAGATCAGCCGCCAGGACGTAGAAGAGGGCAGCACGACCGTCAAGCTTGACCGGTGGCGCGATGTCTCTGTGGACGTTACGTCCAAGGAACTGACGCTCGATATCCGAGATTTCAGCGTACAGGTGGTCACTCCGGCCATGCAGGCGATCGCGCAGGCAGTAGACAGCGACGTTCTGGCGCTGGGCGTGGAAAAAGCGGGGAAGACGGTTGCGAGCTCCGCATCCGATACGGATCTCAAGCCGCTCGGAAACATCGCCAAGATCTTGGATCTGAACGCTGTACCGGTGCAGAACAGACGTCTGGTACTCAACCCGACGCACAAATATCGCTATGTAACGCTTGACAACCTGTCCAAGGTGGCTTACAGCGGCGACGGTCAGGCGCTCCGCAATGCGGAAATCGGTCAGATCTATACGATGGACACTTACATGTCCCAGAACGCGCCGGACACGCTGGCTGAAACGGCCGGTACGGCTACGGCATACAAGATTACAGCGACGGCCGGTGCGACGACAGTTGCGCTTTCCGGCGTTACGGCGGCGACCGGAACGATCAAAAAGGGCGATGGATTCATTTTCGAGGGCTATCTGTATCGCTTCACGGCCGATGCGACTGCAGCTTCCGGAGCCGTGGAATCTGTTGCGATCGATCAGCCGATTCATAAGGCTGCCAGTGCTGTTGACGTATACCCTGTCCGTATAACGCATTCTCTCGGCTTCCACCGAAACGGCATTGCGCTGGTAACCCGTCAGCTTGAGCTGCCGATGGGCGCGGCCAAAGCGTCTGTGGCGTCCGCAAACGGCCTGGCTGTCCGGGTGGTATTCGGCTACAACCAGGAAACGAAAACCGATACGGTATCGTTCGATGTACTGTACGGCATCAAGGAGCTTGACACTAATATGATTGTTAAGCTCGTCGGATAAGGAGGAAGTGTATGACGGTCTATGATATGGTTGTGAGCGATCTGGGCTTACCGGTTGTCAATCAATTTTCGGATCAGATTAATCGGATCATCAACTCCACGCGGGCCGTCATGCTCCGCTTTCTGCGCCGCAGAGATTGGCCGGAAGAGCTCAACGAGATCCTGTGCAGCGCGTCTGTGTCGTATTTTACGCGGAAATATCCTGATTACGCATCCGGAGACACCACAGCGGCGGCAGAGCTGCCGGAGATCGCCTCCATAAGCGACAACGGACAGACTGTGTCGTATCGCGCGGGCACGGAAAGCGTAAGCGAAGCGGCAAAAGCCGCCGGGCTGGATGACGTAATCGGGAGATACTATGGAACGCTGATCCTGTACAGGAGGGCGTGGCTATGAGGATCCCAAACAGTTTCAAGCAGGCGCAAAAACGCGTATTCCAGGACAAGAGGATCTACCATATGCGCGCAAAAGACGTTGTTGGAAGCCTGGGATCCATCGTGACAGAGCCGGATCCTGAGACACGACGGGCATATACGGCGAACGTGCAGTATGTATCCGACAGGATGACCGCCGAAGAATACGGGCTGCGCATCGGAATCGATCTCCGCATCACCGCTTCGGCTCCGCTGTGCATCCAGAAGGGCGATTATGTAGAGTTCGGGCATAACCTGTACAGAGTCACGGAAACGCCGAAATATGACAGCTACTGTGCGTATTATGCGGTAAGGGAGTGAGGCTATGTGAGTACCATCAAAAATCTGGATAGGCTGCTGGCCAAGCTGGACGCGGCAGGAACCCAGGCTGCTCCGATTATGAAAAAGGGCGTGAAGAAAGGCACGAAATTAATACAAGGCAGTGCCAAGGATCTATGCCCGGAGGATACCGGAGCTCTGCGAAACAGCATACGCACGCGTACGAAGCTCAAAGAAAATATTGTTACGGGTGATGTCTACACGAACGAAGCCTATGCTGCATATGTAGAGTTCGGCACTGGCCAGAGAGGGGAGGCGGCACCAAAAGAGCTGCCCGACGGGCTGGAACTGCACTATAAGCCGGATTGGAAGGGCATGGCACCTCAGCCCTATCTCTATCCGGCGCTGGTAGCTAATAAGGACAAGGTAATGGACGTTATCAGTAGCACCGTGAAAAGAGAGATCATTAAGGCGGTGAAGCAAGATGATTAGTCTATCTGAGCAAATCTACGGGATCTTGAAGACGGTATCTGACGCAAAGCAGGTATCGTTTTTCTATCCCCAGTCGTGGACGGAGCTGCCGGCAGTCACATTCTACGAGCAGCAGAATCAGGAGTATGCACGTGTTGATAACGGGCATGAATATCTGACTGAGGTCGCCTATCAGATAGATATCTGGGCGAAAACGCCGGAGGACTGTCTGAGGATAGCATCTCAGGTGAACGACAAGCTGCGTGAAATCGGCCTAAAGCGTGAATTTGCGGCGGATCTGTATGACAACGGAATCCATCACAAAACAATGCGGTTCGGCGGCCTTGTGCAGCCGGACACGGAACGAATCTATCAATAAGAAAGGAAGAAGATCAAAATGGCAGGACAGAGAGGATTAGGAACCACGTTCGAATTCGAAAAATCGGGCGCGGAAGAGACGAATCTGGTGATCGGCAATCTGACCAGCATCGGCGAAGTAGGAGCGGATGCAGACGAAATTGATGTGACGACGCTGGACAGCACCGGCGGATATCGCGAATATATCCCCGGCTTTAAGGATGCAGGAGAAATCGCACTTTCGGGATATTTTGTTGCCGGGAAAAATCACGACAAAATTATCGAGCTATTTGACTCCGGCGAAAATCGTACCGGAATCATTACATTCCCGTCCGGCGCAACGATGACTGTGCCGTGCTTCGTCAAATCCTACAAAATCGGACCAGAAGAGGTTGACGGCGCAATCGGATTCAGCGCATCGATCCGTGTAACCGGACAGCCGGTATATGACGAGGACGGTGCGGGTGCGTAATGGTTACGACGTTTGAAGCCGGAGGGAAACTGTACGAGCTGCGATATTCGTTCAATGCTCTGTGCGAATTTGAGGGAAAATATGACATTGGCGTCTCGGAAGCTCTCGCAAACCGCAAGAGCTTCTACTTTTTGAGGGGCCTCTTGTGGTCGGGGATGCTCTCAAAGCAAAAATTGACCGTCGAACAGGTCGGCGACATCATGGACGCATATCTCCAAGATGGGCATGAACTCGGCGATCTGCTTAAGCTGCTTACGGAGGCATTGCAGGCGGCCGGTTTTTTTCGTACGTCTGGGAGCAAGAGCGGAAAGAAGGCAGCGGCACCGGAAAAGAGCGAAGAGCCAAGTCCTTGAGGCAAAGCTACACTGAATTGCACGCTGTCGCGGTCGAATGCGGCGTTGACAGCTCTCGGTATTGGGGTATGACGCCCAGAGAGGTCAGCGCCGCCATAACCGCATACAACAAGCGGGAGGAAAAACAGTATAAGCTGCATACCGAAACGCTTGATACACTGCTGTGGATTGCCGGAAAATACAATTCGTTCGCCGTGAATGCCCCCAAAAAATATCCGTCAAGGCCTTACCTGTCTAATACGACACCAAAACGGATGGCGGATCATGATATGGAAGCATGGGCGCGTAACTATTGTAAAAATTATGTAGATAAATATTAACATATGTTGTATATTATGTTATAATCCCAAAAGACAGGCGGCAGGTTGTTCCTCCGAGAGGAGGTGATGCCATGGTTACATACACAGAATTATTCCAGTTTTGTGCATTGGTCGTTGGTATCATCGGATTGTGTTTGATGCACAAAAAGAAATAACCGCTCCTTAAGCGAAGCGGCTTCTTCCTGACTCAAAATCAGATATGAGGACGACCGCTCGCACCACCGAGCAAGCCGCCTGTTGCCAGTATGTTACCACAGCTGGCGTAAAAAATCAAGCGGAGGGATTTACATGGGCGAAAGTAATATTGTGCTATGGGTTATGCTAATAGTGACTTTGGTTGTTATATTGGGGAGCGTACTTACCGCTATACTTTTGAAACGGAGAGAAAAACACAAAAATCAAGAAGGAAAAAGTGATGACGAATCACCTCGTGAAAACATAATCATTCACAAGGAGGGAGAGCCTATACCCCAATACGAGGTTAAGATCAATAAAAGTGATGACGATAGCAAAGAATATGGGCACGCCATATTAACATTTGTTGATATTTGGAGGATTTTATGGATAATACTGGCAATTCTCGGGTTGCTCCTTTTTATTAATGATGCAATCACTGGAACTATCTATCTCACGATGCTTATAGGACAGCCGCTCAGCATGATACTTTTTTACGGGATTGGTCGCGGGCTTGTGCTGCTATCGCAAATCCGAAACGAATTGCGGAAAATGAATAAGAAATAGCTTGTTTTGGGAGAATGTAAGCTGAAAAAATAAATGGGGGATGTACATGGACAATAGAGATAACGGGGGCGGGACAGAACCGAAGAAAAAGAATGGGATTCCGTCAATCGTAAAAGTATTGTGTGGTTTTATTGGCATAATCCTTGTTGCAGCCATTACAGCAACATTTTTTCGAGAGGATAACAACATGGGATTAGCAGAAATTTTCATAATTATTGGACTTGTTGGAATAGTCGCATTTATAATTATGCGGATCGCTGTGTTTTCTAGAAAGCAATATCTTAAACTGGCGAATATAGGATTAGTCGTTTGTCTAGCCGTATTTATCGGAAGTATCATTATTTTTGCTGTCGGGGAAGATAAAAACCTTTTACATGTTGAAAATCAACCCGACGAATAACAAAAAAGAACTTATAATAACACAGCATCCTTCGGGGTGCTTTTTTCATGCCCTGGAGTGATGAAAATGGGAACCACAACAATAGAAACCTTACAAGTGCAGCTCAAGGCTGACGTCGATGATCTAAGGAAGCAGATGGACGCCGCCCGGAAGTCGTTGGGAAAACTGGAGCTCGGTTCGAAAGAGACGCGGGAGGAGCTTGAGAAATTGAGCAAGGCCGGAACGAGTCTCCAGAGCTCTTTCGGGGGATTGAAATCTCTCTTCGCAGGACTTGGGACCGCATACATCGGCAAGAAGCTGATCGACATCGGAAAGTCCTCTGTGCAGATGGCAATGGATGTCGTGGAGTCAGAATCGCTGTTCGAAACGTCCATGGGAAGCATGGCAGGTGCAGCCAGGGAATGGTCGGAGCAGCTCTCCGAGTCGCTGGGGCTGAACGCCTACGAGCTGCGGCAGAATGTCGGAATCATGTACAACATGACGAAATCCATGGGTATTGCTGGGGATACGGCGTACGATCTGTCTACCAGTCTTGTGCTGCTTGCGCAGGACATGGCGTCATTCTACAACATGGATACGGAAGAGGCGTTCGTGAAGCTTCGTGCCGGTATTACCGGCGAAACAGAACCACTTAAGGCGCTGGGCATCCTGGTGGATGAGAACACAGTCAGTCAGTACGCGTACCAAAACGGTCTTGCAGAGACCGGAGAGGAACTTACGCAACAGCAAAAGGTTCTTGCGAGGTATTATGCAATTCTTGACCAGACCAGCACCGCGCAGGGCGACCTTGCGAGGACGATTGAAAGCCCCGCGAATCAGTTAAGAATCTTTCAGGCGCAGCTTGAACAGACCAGAATCGAGCTCGGCATGGGGCTTCTGCCGGTACTGCAAGAGGTTATGCCGTACATGATTGCGCTTGCGCAGAAGCTGACCGAGATCATAGGCGCGTTGTTCGGCGTCGAAAAGGCGGCCAATGCGGTGTCGAGCAGCCTTGGCGGAGCGGATTACTCCTCCATATCACAGGCAACCGAAAGTGAAAATGAGCTGGGCGATGCAATTGAGGAAACCGATAAAAAACTGAAAAAATCCCTGACAGGCTTCGACGAGATTAACAAGTTAAGCGCCGGATCCGAATCTCTTGCAGATCAGATGGGACTAACAGGGGAGGATCTGAGCTTTGACATCCCAACGCTGGGGGGTGATTTGGGGTTAAAAAGTCTATGGGATGACGAAAAAATGCAAAAAGCCAAGGAAGACATCGACGGAATCTTTGAGGTTATAGGGAACCTACGAGGTGTGCTGATTGGGCTGGTAGGATACAAGGTTATTAAAGGGCTTGGAAGCTTAAAAAGCGGTATAAGCGGATTGTCTGGCACCACAGGTAAATTGGCCAAGGGCACGATTGGTGCCGGAGGACTGATTGTGGCCTTTGATTCTACCCGCACGGCCGGAAAAAAATTAGCGAAGATGTTGGATGGCGGAGACGGCAGCATGACAACCGCAATTGCATCCCTTGTTACTGGCGGCGCGGGTGCAATAGTTGGAGGGGCAATGATTGGGGGACCAATTGGCGCTTTGGCCGGTGGGCTTGTAGCTGTAGGCGGGGCAATAACAGGCATTGCGGAAAACTATTGGGATGCCGGTATTGCATCAATCTACGATGATATAGGTATCACTGCAGAGCAGTTTGCGGTACTTGCGGAAGGCGTAGGCGAAACAATTCGAGAACAGGCAACACCGTTAGAAGAGTATAAAAACAGCGCAAAATCATTGCAAGAGCAATATCAAAAATTGTCTGAAACATTTCGCGTGGAATCACAGTCGATTAATATGAACGCCGATAGCACGAATGAGGACATAGAAAGCGTCATATCGTCGTTGTCGGAAATGGTAGGTATTGCGGATGAAAAATTACGCTTAACAACAGATACAGCCATATCCGAATATCGCAAACTATTCCTGGAAAATGATGGGATAATTAGCGAAGAGGAAAAAAAGGTTCTAGCCAAGATGGAGGAAAATTATAGCACACAGAAAACCAGACTGGGAGAAATTCAGAGTGAGATAACGCATATATTTGAAACCGCGATGCAAACCCGGGGATATCTGTTGGATGATGAAATCAAGCAAATACAAGGGCTTATGGATCAGATAGCGGATCTATCAGATTTCGAAACAAATGTTGGAATAATAGAGCAGGAAGCGGTAATTGAAGACTTACGATCCGGGAAAATAAAATTAAGTCAAGACCAATTCGAGACCTTTATTGCGGAGCAAGCTGAAAATATAAACGAGCTAATTGAACAGGCGAGAAGCAATTATGCGACACAGCTTGCTTTGGCCAAAACAACAACAGGAGGAACCGGCGCTGAGTATGAAACAGCGGCTAAAGTTGCGCGTGAAAACTATGAGAAACAAGTCGCAGACTTATCGAGCCAATTGGATCACATCATTGACGCAATAGGATCACAATTCCAAGATGTTGCAAGCACGTACGATAAATATCATCATGACAGTGGAGTTATCGATGCGCTTGACACGGCAGGAGCTGCATTAGGTGGTTTACTCGGGTGGGCTGGTTTGGAGGATGAATATGGAGATACTGGATGGGAGCATTTGGAGAATAAAGCTGCTGCAGAAGCAGCAAAAGAGGCCCTTGACCAACTTGAATCCCTACGCCAGCAGTATAAACTATATGAAGACGTTCACACAGGAATCGGTGGAAAGTTCGCCACCGGCGGCTTCCCCGAAGACGGCCTGTTCTATGCCAATTCGCAGGAGCTCGTCGGGCGTTTCAGCAACGGCCGCACAGCTGTAGCCAATAACCTGCAGATCCTCGAAGGGATCAAGCAGGCTGTCCTTGAAGCGCTGCAAACGGCTGGAGGCATGGACGGCGGCAACTGGACAATCCAGGTCGTCGATACAGACGGAAATATTAAGGCGGAGCAGATTATATCGGCAGCGGAACGGCGGAACCGCCGGGACGGCAGAACGATCCTGCCTCTGGGGGATTGAGGTGAGAATATGGCAAATGAATATAACCCAATCCGCAGCGTAGACGGTGCTGCGGTCAAATGCCCGTCGCTCTTCAAGTGGGCGCTGGAGGACGTATCTGCCTCCGACGCCGGACGGACAGAAGACACGGTCATGGACAAGATGCGGCTCGGACAGGTCGTGAAATTGGATCTTGCGTGGAACGGCCTCACATCAGCTGAGGCCGCTGCTGTTTTACAAGCCTTCAATCCGGAGTACATAGAGGTGTGCTATCTGGACGCCATGCAGGGGGGCTATGTTACGTCGGAATTCTACGTAGGCAACAGATCCGCGCCGCTGTATAACGCGCGGGACGGACGCTGGCAGAACGTAGCATTCAACATCATTGAAAGGTCGGGTGTGTGATGTACCCTATAAGCGATTACGTATATAATCTATACATGCAGCAGCCCCGCCAGATCGTTGATATTACCATGCAGACTGGGAACAAAACGCTGCATCTGACAGAGCATGATGTCTTCCAAAACAGCCTTACGATCGATCGGTACTGCATGTCCGGGAAGACCATCGAGCTGGGTTCTGCGGTTGCAGCTGAGCTGAGGCTCAAGCTGGACAACCGCGACGGGAAATTCGACGACGTGACCTTCGAGGGGGCGGAGCTGTTCGTCCGCGTCGGGGTTGAATACACGGCTCCCGCATCGTGGGATTGGATATCTCAATTCCAATGGGCCACGCTGGAAAATTTCACGTGGAATCAGCTCAAGAGCGGAGAGCTGCGTCTTGGGGACAGCCATTGGGTGCATATCAGACGGGAATACGTGCCCTGCGGGTATTTCACCGTTGACGAGCCGCCGCGAAAATTGAATACCATATCTCTGTCAGCGCTGGACCGGATGGTCAGCTTCGACAAGGCGTTCGATCCGGCCTCGATTTCATTTCCGCTTACGGTAGGAGCACTGCTGGAAGACTGCTGCGAGATCTGCAATGTCCCTCTGTATACACAGGTCAATACGCTGCAGAATTATGATTATGTCATTAACAGCGCGCCGGACGAAGAGGATCTGACATACCGCAGGATCATCCAATGGATCGGCGAAATTACCGGCACATGCGCATACATCGACTGGGACGGAAAACTGCGGATGGAATGGTATCATGCCACGCCCACCAAAATTAGCTCGGCCGTCCGTTATACGTCGGATCTGTACGAAAACGATATTGAAATCACCGGCGTGCAGATTACGGACGCCGAAAAAAATGAATATCTGTCCGGAACAGACGCGTATGCACTGAATATCACGGGGAATCAGCTCATTCAGCACGATTTTCAGACTCTTGCGGCCTCGCTGTACAACAGCATCGGCGGGCTTACCTATCGCGCATACAGCTGCACGACCAGAAGCATGCCGCACCTGTATCCGCTCGACAAGATCGCCTATGTTGATAAGGACAGCGTGTCACATGATACAATTATCACGCATTACACGTTCAAGCTTAATGGCCGCACCTCCGTTGCAGCCAAAGGCCAGACGAATACGAATGCGGGCTATGCATCGGCCAACCCGCTCACCAAGCGGGAACAAGTCATTCTGGAGGCGATGAAGCAGGAGACCAACAAGCAATTGGAATCCCGACAGCAGGCTGTTCTGGAAATGAACGAGGTAATCAGCAATTCGCTTGGCTTGTACCGTACTGGCGTCGAACAGGCGGACGGATCCACGATCTATTACTACCACAACGGCAGCACATTGGATAACAGCAACATTATCTATACGTACCGCGCCGGAGGCTTTGCATGGACGGATGCATGGGACGGCGAAGACACGGTATGGCAGTACGGAATCACCAAGGACGGCAATGCCGTGCTGAACATGCTGTCAGCGTATAAGATCAGCACAGATATGCTGTCCGCCGGCTGCGTCACAACCGAAAAGCTCGAAACAAGCTTCATAGAATCCATTGACGACCGTTTTGAGCTGGTCGTAAAAACATCGTCCAGCGGATCTTACTCGGTGAATTCTGCCGGAATTGTAGCGGCGATCAATGCATCCGGAAGTACAGTACAGATCCACGCGGATAAGATCTATCTCAACGGTCAGACAATTGCAGATGCCATTACAGCCGGAAGCATCGTCACCGGCGCTATTGATGTCACCAATGCGCTTGGATATTCGCTGCTTTACGCAAGCACATACGACCAGAGCATGCAGATAGGCGGGTTCACGGTATCTCGAGGGGCAGCCAAAGGATATATTGCGCTCGGAAAATCTGCGTACAACGACAGCAATTCCGGCGTATACCTGGGAACCGACGGAATCGGACTGGGGAGCCAGACGTTCTATGTAACATCCGCCGGGTATCTACACGCCCAGAACGCCAATATTACAGGCAGCACATTCACTGGTACGTTGAATGCGGGAACAGTGCTGGTCAGTGGGATTACATTAGGAGCGTTCGTCAATCCAGGATTTGAGGGATATGGACTGCTACAGACGACGAACGACGCGTCTGGCGCATACCACAACATCGTCGTAATGAATGCCAGTCAGATGCTGGTAGGCCGCGAAATGCCAGGAGACCGAATCAATGGAATGTCGGTGACTGCTGGAGGGACCTACCTATACGGCTATGCAGGCGAAACATCTGATCTTCGAGCAAAAAAAGATATTTCGGAAGTTGATGATCGGTACAGCGTATTTTTCGATTCGCTGAAACCCAGACTCTTCAAGTACATCGACGGGGATTCCGGCCGAACCTGGACCGGATTCATTGCGCAAGAAATCAAAGCTGCCCTAGAGACAGCTGGATTAACTACGCAAGAATTTGCGGGAATCGTCATCCCTCCGGAGGATCAATATAATCAGAATTGGTCACTTAGATATGATCTATTCATCGCCCTGTGCGTGAATGAGATACAGAAGTTGAAAAAAATCATCAAAGAAAGGATCGCGTGAACGATGAAACTGGGAGAATTAATGAAAATCAGGGCCGTGCTGATTAAGCACAAAGACGTCGCGGACGGGGTATCAATACAAACCAAATACAAGATCACGAAATTTTTGGTTGATACAGATGCAGAGGCGTCCTTCTGCGGGAAAGCGCTGCATGAATTGGAAGCGCAGTATTGGGCAGACGGCAAGCTTCGGGAAGGAACCGAGGATGAATACGCCTCAAAAGTCAACGAGCTAATCGATATGGAGGTTGATAAGAGTGTGCAATTTTCGATGGAAGAATTGGAGCATTTTTCATTATCCGTAGAGGATATGCTGTGTCTGTACGGCTGCATCACGGAGGAATCACAATGACGCAGGAAGAAATCATTATCAAAATCACAGAGTACCACAAAGAGATTGGCAGTCTGAAGCACCGCATGGATGACTGCGAGCGGTCACAGGAAGGGCTTGCCGCATTGGTTCGGTCGGTGGACCGGCTGGCGATCAACATGGAGAGCATGCTCCGAGAGCAGCAGCATCAGGGAGAGCGTCTGGAACGCCTGGAGCAGTCGCCAGGGGAGGACTACAAGTATTATAGGCGCCTGATTATCGGGTGCGTCATAACAGGCATTATCGGCGCCGTACTAGGCGCCGTTTTTGCAATAATTATATAAATTGGGAAAGGATGATTACACATGAATTTCGAGGATTTTGTCAGGCCGGAGCTGCTGGTGCTGATTCCGGTATTGTATCTGATCGGGATTGCGATTAAGAAATCGAATCTGAATGACCGCTGGATCCCGATTGTGCTGGGCGCTGCCGGCGTCGTGTTGGCGGGGCTGTACATTTTTGCGACAACGGATATGTCCGGCGGGAAAGACGCTGTAATGGCCGTTTTCGTGGCTCTGACGCAGGGTATTCTTACGGCCGGCGCAAGCGTGTATGCAAACCAAATCTACAAGCAGATTACGAAAGGCGGAGAAGAAAAAAATGATAACGAGTAATGAGTTCACACAAAAATTAATTGATGCGGCGAAAAACCACAAGACGGTCTATGCAAACGGCATGTTCGGCCACCTTGTCACAGAGGAGATCATATCGCAGAAAACGCAGCAGCTGCCGGGCTGGTACACCGCCTCCCGGCAGGCAGAGCTTCGCGAGCTGATCGGAAGCGAATATTTCGGCTTTGACTGCGTCTGCCTGGTCAAAGGTATCCTCTGGGGCTGGAATGGCGATGCGTCGAAAAAGTATGGCGGAGCCGTATATCAGTCTAGCGGTGTGCCAGATATCACGGAAGGACAGATGATAAACGTTTGCAGCGGTGTCAGCAGTGATTTTTCGAGCCTCGTTCCCGGCGAATTCTTGTGGATGCAAGGGCACTGCGGCATATACATCGGAGACGGACTTGCTGTAGAATGCACGCCGAAGTGGGACAACTGCGTCCAGATCACGGCGGTAGGCAATATCGGCTCGAAATCTGGATATAATAGCCGGACATGGACCAAGCACGGAAAGCTGCCGTATGTAGAATACGTACAGGCAGGGCACGAAATCGCTGCCGGCGATCTGGTGAAAATCGCGTCAGATGCAGAATATTACGGCGGCGCGGCAATGCCGGCATGGGTTAAGGACCAGAACTGGTATGTCAAGTCCCGCGACGGAGACCGCGCGGTTATCGATCAGAACGAGGCCGGAACGAACTCCATTGACAGTCCGGTGGACGTCAAGTATCTGACACTTGTCGGATCTGCTGAACCGGAACCAGAGCCCGCGCCTGCCGCCGACACGGTAACGGTAGAGCTGCTTACGCTGCGCAGGGGAGAAAACAGAGGCAATGCGCAGATCGGTACAGTGCAGACGATCCTGAAAGCAGCTGGACTCTATACAATGGACGTCGATAACAGCTACGGGCCGGGGACAGAAACAGCCGTCAAGAAATTCCAGGCCGCAAAAGGGCTGGACGCAGACGGCGTTGTCGGAATAGACACCTGGACGGCGCTGCTCGGCGGCTGATTTATGGTATAAAAGAGCTGCAAACTTCTTCTTTCTTGAGTTTGCAGCTCTTTTCTCTTAATAATTTTAAATAGGGATTAAGCTATCAATTCCTCTATCGCCTTTGTTCTCTCCGTCCATGATACAGGAACAATACCATATTCTTTTAGGGCCTCTAAACAGTTGACGGATATATTTTTGTCAGTATCGTTGATAAAAGTATAGAGCTTCGTGTTAGGACTGCGCGTCTGAATGGTATCGCTCCACGCAAATATAATGCTTTGTGTGGTAGTTCTTTCCAAATTATTAATTGCCTTAACCAGTCTATCAGGTGAAGTTTTGGACTGTGGAATAACAAAATCATAGGCATGGTCGAAACCACTTTTACCAGTAAATTTAATATTCTTTGTGTATCGAACATCATTGTCTCGCAAAAAGTGTTCCACATCTTGCATAAAAAATGATGCTATATTAGGTTGAGAAAGAACAAACAGGTCATTTACAGCCAATATTGTCTGTATAAGACTGTGTTTCTTAAAAGGAAAGTTGGATTGATTACATTTACAATATATACTTCCATTGTTATCCATAGAAACGCCAAAGCTACTTAGTATTGTTTGTAATTCTTCTTTTCTTTTTGCAGTATTAAATGTTAGGCCACTCAATTCTAAATCTTGGATTGTATATCCGTCATCAGTTAATATAATGCCATCGCCATCCTTGACTACATAAATTTGAATATAATCATTGTGACGATCCAAAAATGGCGAACTAATCTCGATTGCACCATTCTCTAACTGTAGCGCAGTCGTATTTTGCTTTAACCAAGCTAGATAAGTATCAATAAAAGAATTTGCATCTAACATATCATAAACTCCCCTGTATAGCAGGAATGCTACTAATATTGCAGTAACTACAAAATTCAGTAAAAGAAGTAAGTAAATCCGATGGATTTGAAAAGGGACATGGATCGATTTCGCTAAGCAAATACGCCCACCTATCCCCATATCCCTCTTTATAAATATGAATATGAGGTCCTCTAATTACTATGCCATCTGGGTTCTGATGGGGCTTACTTGCATCTAAGTCAAGCCTAATCAAGGAAATTGTTACCCGATAGCGTTCTTGAAATGTGCAGCGAGATATTCTAATACTCCCAGCTCGATTGATATCCAAAAGAAAAGATTCGCTCTCGTCTATTGATTGAACCTCAAGCGTAAGTTTATTATTTGCAAATGGAAACAAAATATACGGATTAACAATTCTCTTTTCGAGATTAATCAAATAATCTGCTATCTTTTGTTCCATCTCACATCACCTCTATACAATAATAATATCACATTACTTTTCGTTTGGACAGTTTTTTTCTTCCGCTCTTCAATTCGCATACAGCATTGGGCGTCTGTAATAGACGCCCAAAGATCTTCCAGTATATTTCACAGGTAATTTCCTTCGGCATCATACTCAGTGATTCTTAATGTACTCAATCATCGCATTCCGAAATACATCGGTCTGATTGTCGTTGTTCTCTCTGAGTTTTTCTTGAAATTGCTCCCCTAATTCTATGGATACCCGAAAGGAGAAGCATTTATAGTGCTTCTTATTCCAAGCATCTTTTACTTTGGTCGACGTGTAAGTTTTTCTTTTTTCCGGCATTGGCAATCCCTGCTTTCTGTGATATAATATAGCCAACAGGGAGCCACGCGGCAACCAATGGATTATTTAAAAATAACCGCTTAGTTTGCGAGGCTAGGGCGGTTGTTTTTTATGTTGGTTAGAATTAATTGTTATTTGATGCAAAAAGCCGCGAATCCCTTACACGTTTTGTACACGATTTTTATGGTTTTTCGTATTTTAAGCACATAGGCGGATAACGGGATATTTTCGGAAAATGCTTTAATAAAAGGAAAAATGGATAATACATATCGTAGAGATTCGATGAAAAATCAGCGGAATTTGTTCCACTCGTCTCCACCAAACATCGAAAAAACCGCTTATTTAAGCGGTTTTTTTATTTCTGTACACGTTTCATACACGTTTATTTTGTCTAAAACACTTACTGCTCGTTCTTCTTCCCTTGGGTACAAATGCGCATACGTGTTCCAAGTCATTTTTACATCGGAATGCCCCAGCCTTCGCGCGATCTCTTGGATATTGATTCCCTCATTGGCCAGAAGGGAGGCGTGAGAATGACGGAAATCATGGATGCGAATGTGTGGAAGGCCTGCTGCCTTCGAAAACAATTTATTTTTATTTTCGATTGCGGTATCACTCAGACATTTTATTCCGCCGCACACTCGAAAGTTGTCACTGAAATGATCATCCCGCATCTGGCGCTTCTTATGCTCAGATAATATTTTCAGCAGAGGCTTCGGGATCTGTAGATCGCGATAGGATGACTTATTTTTTGGCGGCGTTTCGATTATGCTTTGCCCTTTGATTTTCTGCGCTACGCTGCGCCGTACATGCAATATTTCCCCGTCTATGTCAGACCACTTTAGCGCATTGATTTCGCCCTTACGCATACCTGTGTAATAAGCGATGCAAAAAAACACGTAGAAGCCCCAGTTAGTTAATGTGACAGCAGAATCACGTGCCACAGCGATATATTTAATGAATTGACTTGGGGTGTAATATTTGATCTTTTCGTGGGAGGGAGTTGTATAAGGATCACGGAAGTTTCCAATATCAGTGATCGGATTTTTCGTGATATATTCTACTTTTAAAGCGTAGTTAAGGAGAGTACGAAATTCCTTGTATATATTTTGTTTCATCTTTATGGAAAGCGTTTTTTCAGATATTTTGTTTTTCCAGCTCTGTAATGCCTTCTTATCAAGCTTGCTTAGCTTCGTATCTTTTAGATATGGGAGAACATGATGCGACAAAACGCACTCTGACTTCCCGAGTGTAGAAGCGCGAACTTCATGGCTCTTAGCTTCCAGATATTCGTCGCACAATTCTTGAATTGTCAGATTAGATGCAGGAACCGCCGATTTCAATTCCCGTTGCAGCTCAGATTCCAGAAGCCTTGCGGCCGCCGCCCCGTATGCTACGCGATCTATCTGCCTTGCATTGCCGGCATGATCGGTATAATTGATCCGGACACGATATTTTTGTAGGCCGTCTTTTTTGCCTTCCATCTTATAGATTGGCACCTTGATCATCTCCTATTGCAATGATTGGCCTCACCGTGTTACAATAGGAGCAACACAATGAGCTTGGTTGGTGGGTTTATTTGTGTTTCATGCCGTCCGGTGTTGGCGCACTGGGCGGTTTTTCTATTCAAATACAGTCTGACTCAGCACGACCTTTCCGATAACGTGTATTTCGATGCTTTGGGTGTTATATATCTGCACCTGATGATCTGGATTGAACGAGCACGGAGATAGCGTTACGATGTCTCCGTCTCGATAGAATTTCTTAACCGTAGCATCATCGCCGTTGACTGCGACGACCGCAATCTCCCCGTTCTCCACGATTTCCTGCTCGCGAACGATAATTATATCCCCGTCAAATATTCGGGCAGCAGTCATGCTGTCACCTTTGACGCGCAGACCGAAATATTTTCCTCCTTGCGGCAGCTGCGCGTACGTATAACCATCGATATTTTGTTCGGCATACATAGGCAGTCCGGCAGCAACACGCCCCAGTATGGGAATCAGATGTGTGGGGGTATATTTTTCGATCCCGTTTTTTTTCAGAATTTCATCGATGTCGCTCTGCGCTTTTTCTGTCAATTTTCCCGCATCATATATCTTCCCGTTATCGTACACAATGATATCAGTATCGTCTCCTGGATTGATTTCGGCGTCAGATGAAAAGCCATTCGGATCGTCTGTCCACCCCATGAGATATCCCGGTGTAACATGCAGCGCATTAGCCAACTTTTCGACAGTACTTGTATCAACGCTCTTAATTTCTCCAGTTTCGTAACGTTGGATTGTTTGTTTTGCGACTCCGACTATTTCCGCTACATCTTCTAGTGTCATATTTTTATCCTTTCGGGTATTACGCAACCGATCCCTTAAAAATGGCATATAATCACCTCGTGCCGCTATTATATATTAATTTCCCTTGTTGTGCAACAAAAAATAAAAAATTTTTTACAAAAACACTTGACACGTGACAAGATGTGCGCTATCATTATGTCACGCAACAAGTGACTATTGGAGGTGATAAGATGTTAAAAGTTGAAGAATTGGACGCTATTCTGGGACGAAAAAGATTGTCCAGATCTAAGGTCGCTAAAATATGTGGAGTAACACCAAAAACATATCATAGTTGGATGCAAAAAAGGAAAATGCCCACTGATAAAGCGGAAATACTGATTCGTGAGTTGTCTTTAGAGAATGCAGAATATATTTTTTTTGGCATCGAGTCACGTAACAAGTGACAAAAGCCAGAAAGGGTGGAAGAGAATGGCAGCAGAAGATTGGGAACAGCAGTCGGAAAAGAGAAAGCGAAGAGCAGAACTCGTTACGCTGATTGTATCGATTACTGCAATTATCCTGTCAGTATCTGTAATAATATGGACGTTATTGCAGTAAGCAAGGCAAGGATAGCAATGGACGTAGTTATCCAATAGCGAATCCTATCGTTATTATGGCGTAAAATGTATTCTTCCCCTCCAGGGGATAACCTTAAGTTATAGGTAGATATGTACATTTTTTGATCTTCGCATCGCCCAGATTGGATGACTCCAAGCAAATATCCCTTTTCATTGAGATAGTGAACCAATTCGTTAAATTCTGAATCTGGTAAGTGCATTATCTCCCTGCATTGAATTTCTGGGTATCCACAATCTAACAAACGAAGCAGACGAAAAATATGTTTTTCGCGACTTTTACGCATAGCTACACCGCCCCACAAAATGAATCTATTACTAATAATAACATAAACCAATAAAAAAACATAGACGAATGGAGGTGAAAACCGATGACAAAGGAACAACTGAAAAAAATAATGGATGCGATGCAGGGCATTACATACCTTGACTGGGAAAAGTTGAGCTTGTGTATTAGCACTATATTTAATGCAGAAATCAGCAAGCAAGCGAACGGAACGCGGCTTACTGATTCTGAGAGAGTAATCGAAGAATACAAGCACTATTCATCGACTATTTGAATGAATATAGGGTTAATACGGTAATCTTTCCCACGATAAAAAATTTGAACATAGTCTAACTGATAATATGTATCAGATTTAGAACGATTTAGCGGGGCAAAGATTTCGGCGTTTTCTTCATACCATTGGCTGGGATTTGTCCGATGTGTACCCATTTTGCAGTCTGTATCATCGTTTAAACATTCCCATTTGCCTACAAGGCATGCGTAGACTTTTGACATGCTTCTACCTCCTCTCAGTTGTATTTCAGCGGATCTGATACAAGCATTATATGAGAAACGGGGTAGAAAAACAAGGAAAATCGGAGAGAAATAAAATATTTGGAGGAGGCAATGACAATGGAAACAGCCAACAAACGAATCCCACAGATCCCTGATATTAGGAAGGCAGTTCTCATTTATTATGCGAAAAACGAATTGAGGACGAAAGATATCAAAGAACTGTTCGCGTGCTGTGGTACGGTTGCAACGAGGCTCAAAGGGATCGCACTGGAGTACATAATCGAAAATGACGTTGTACGGTGGAACGATGATCAGGTCAACACAAAAGCGGCGTATGAGTCCTGGGGACTGGACATCAAGGATCTGGAAAGACGCCAGAAGAAGCTCGAAGAACTGGGGGTGGGAACGTGCTGATCGATCAATATCCGTACAGCATAATCTATCGGTTGATCCCTCACGGGCGCAGTAATGCAGTGCCGGCAGCACAGATTGTCGGCCTCACGAAGCTGGACGAACGCTCCATACGGATCTACGTGGAGGCTATGCGAAGGGAAGGACATATCATTGCGTCGAGCAGCAAGGGGTATTACTTCCCGGCGTCAATAGAAGAACTGAAAGAATACGTCCAGCGCACGGAGAAAACAGCGAAAAGTGCGCTATACACGCTGAGACACGCGCGGAAAGCGCTCAAGGTACAGGAGGCAGAATATGCGAAAATCATATAAACAATTTCTACACGAAACTGGATTTCCTGATTGCAAGGAAGTTAAACCGATGTACCGTTGTTGGTGGCTGGAAAAGCATTCCGATGTGATTTGGGCAACAATATCGATAATACTATCAATAGTTGCATCAGCAGCGGGTGCGGTAATAACGGTTAAGTTTATTTTGTGAGGTGAACACATGTGCAGAAACAACCTAAAGCAAGCGCGGCTGAGCGCCGGGCTGACGCAGCAACAACTGGCGGATAAGCTACATATTAGCCTTGGGTACTATCAAAAAATAGAAGCCGGAGATAGAACGGGAGAATTCTGTATTTGGGATACGTTAGAGGAAATCACTGGTATTCATCAACGGATACTCCGAGAGATTTCAGGAACCTGTCGCGCCCCAAAAGGTAGTCAGTAGGTACCTGTAAAATATCAGCAATATTAACAAGGCAGTCAAGAGACGGAGAACGTTCCGCTTGTTCATATTTTTGATATGCATTAAGTGACAAATTAAGTTTGTCAGCCATGTATTGCTGAGTAAAACCGCATTTCATACGGGAACTCCGAAGTCGTTTGCTAAGCATGTATTACCTCCAAAAAAAGTGCTTGACATTACATACAAATTGTACTATTTTATAGCCATAAGAGTTACATACAATTTGTATGTAAAATGAAGGAGGACAAAGAAAATGTTGGCGAACGAAGTAAAGAGACTGGAGAAAACAAACGAGGCGTTGAGGTATGAGAACGCGCTGCTGAAAAAGAGACTTGAGAGCGATCCGGAACGGAGACCGATGTTGTGCAAAGACTGCAAATTCTTTATTCGACATTATGTCAAATCCAGAGGGAGCTTTTCCCCGATCGGAATCGGGCATTGCACAGCAGGGCGGGGAACCAAGAACAGAGAAGCATACGGCAAAACATGCGACTATTTCGAATTTGGGGATTATGAGCTTCGAACAATGGAAAGGGAGGCGAAAAATGGGACGTGAATGGTTAAAAAACATACGAATAGAAAAACAGGTAAGTCAAACGAAGATTTCTGGCTCAATCGGGATATCGCAGCAATCATACTGCAATATAGAGCTTGGAAAAAGGAACCCATCTGTTAAAACGGCACAAGCGATAGCGGAATTGCTCGGATTTGACTGGACATTGTTCTTTCAAAAATGAAAGAGCGAAATGCTCTTTACATCTCGCTCTTTCATGAGTCATTTACTCCTTTTGGTTTGTGCTAATGCACTGCCAGCTACGGACTTGCTTGCTGCGCCATATCTACCATCACGAAGAATTTTTGACGCAGTGCTTGCAACACTTTTGGTAGTTTGCTTACAAGTGTGTTTTGCCATTTAAACACCTCCTTGAAATGTATATTTACAACATATAGTTACGCTTTTTAAAGAGCACACATTATATTGTATAGATTCATTATACATCCGCAAGCTGTATTAATCAACATAATGAAGATGATTAAAAAATATGTAGAGAAAGGAGGAAAATATGAACATAAAGGCACTCAAGGCAATTCGCAATATGCTCGCGGCGCTGGCAGCAGCATCCGGAATCTTCCTGCTGGGCATCTGCGGGGCGGGCGATCAGGATCTGATCTCATTCGGGCAGCTGTGCCTGTACGGAGCCATCGGCTTGACAGGACTGGCAACCGGCGTGCTGGGATCGATCGTAATTAATAATGAACTCGAATGGAGGGGCAGAAAATGAAATGGCCGTATCGCTGTAAAGACTGTGGAGCGTACCTCGATCCGGGGGAAACATGCGACTGTAAAAAAGCCGACGAGCTGCAACTCAATCGGCTTAAAGAGACATCAAAAGATGCCAACATTAACAATAATAATATATCAGAGGAGGACACGATATGTCAACATTAACTATCACTATTGAGGCGCCTGAAATGGTGGCCGCCATCCGAGAGCTTGCTACTGCACTTGGGAACCACAGGGCGCAGCAGACAGCACCAACCGTCAACACTGTACCGCAACAAACACCAGTAACACCAACCAGCAACATTGTACCGCAGCAAGCGCCGGTAACAGTGATAAGCAGTGCTGTACCGCAACAAGCTTCTGCCGCGGTGCCCACGGCAACCGCAACTTATACAATTGATCAACTGGCTTATGCCGCGTCACCGTTGATTGACGCGGGAAAACTCCCCGAGTTACAGGCGTTGCTTGGTCAGTTCGGAGTCAATATTCTCACGGAGCTTCCGGCGGAACAATACGGCGCTTTTGCGACCGCGCTGCGCGGACTGGGGGCGAAGATATGAGCCACGCACTGCTCTCCGCGTCAAGCGCGAAGCGCTGGCTGACTTGCACACCGTCCGCCAGATTATGCGAAAACATGCCGGATACAGCGTCAGAATATGCCGCAGAAGGTACGCTTGCGCATGCAATCGCCGAGCTCAAACTGCGGAAATATATCGAGCCGATGTCTACCCGTACGTACAACCGCCAAATGAAAAAGCTGGAAGAGGATCCCGCGTATCAGGCTGAAATGCAATCTTACACCGATGTCTATATGGATTACATTAAGGATAGCGCGGCGCTGCGAGACCACCCGCCGCACATTGTCGCGGAATACAGGGTGGACTATTCTGCTTATGCACCGGAAGGGTACGGAACGGCTGACTGCATTATGATCGGCGACGGACTCCTAGAAATTGTGGACTATAAACACGGGAAGGGCGTACCGGTATCGGCAGAAAATAATCCTCAGTTGAGATTGTATGCGCTGGGCGCAATGAGGCAATACATGTTGTTATACCCGGTACATAAAATCCGCATGACAATTATACAGCCCCGTATTGATAACACCAATTCGGCCGATATGAATGTCTCAGAACTACTGGAATGGGGCGCGTCAATCAAGCCCCTTGCGCAGGCAGCATATGAGGGAACAGGCGACTTCGTGGCGGGTGAGCATTGCCGCTTCTGTGCGGCAAAAGCGATCTGCCGGGCCCGCAGTCGGGAATATACCGCACTTGAAGATTTTAGAGGCGAGGATCCTGCACTGCTGACGCCGGAAGAAATTGGGGTGATTCTCGGCAAGATAGACGGGCTCAAAAACTGGGCATCAGACGTGAGTGCGTATGCCTTGCAAAAAATTCTTTCCGGGGAGGAAATTCCCGGCTGGAAAGCGGTTGAAGGGCGCAGCAACCGCGAGATCCGAGATCTGGATACCGCGTTCAATCTGCTGAAACTCGCCGGATACCCAGACGAAGTGCTCTACGAGCGAAAGCCGCTCACAATTACTGGCTTGGAGAAGCTTGTAGGCAAGGCCAGATTATCGGAAATCATCGGAAATTACATCGTTAAGCCGGAAGGCAAGCCGACGCTTGCACCGGAGTCAGATACGAGAACCGCAATCACACGCGCAAAATCAGATTTTAAGGAGGAAGTATCATGATGAATAACAATCCCAGGCACATTGTAACCGGACAGGTAAGACTGTCCTATGTCAATCTACTTAAGCCTTATGCCAGAGAAGGTCAGGAGGCGAAATACAGCGCAACAATTCTTGTCCCTAAGACTGATACGGCAACGAAGGCGCGAATCGACGCAGCCATCAATGCGGCAAAGCAAGACGGTCCTGCAAAATGGGGCGGGGTGATTCCGCCAATCGTAGCGATTCCGGTGCATGATGGCGACGGCGTAAGACCGTCTGACGGGATGCCGTTCGGCGAGGAATGCAAAGGACATTGGGTATTCACAGCCTCAAGCAAAATTCAACCGGAAATCGTTGATCTCAACATCAACCCGATTCTTGATCCCACCGAAATCTACAGTGGGCTCTACGCACGCGTAGGCGTGACCTTTTTCGCCTATAACGCGGGTGGAAAAAAAGGAATTGGATGCGGATTAGAAACCGTACAAAAACTTCAAGATGGCGAGCCTCTTAGCAACCGTGCAAGTGCGTCTGATGACTTCGGCAGCATCCAGCCCGCGCATCAGATTAATCCTATTACTGGATTACCGCTATGAGACATCTATCGATCGACCTCGAAACATATAGCAGCGTTGACCTCAAAAAATCGGGACTGTACAAATATGTGCAGTCTCCAGATTTTCAGATCCTGTTGTGTGCCTACTCACGCAGCGCGGATGGAATCAACTGGACTCCAGTAGAGGTGATCGATCTCATAACTGATCCTGATGCAGAGCGCAAGATGACTGGACTCATGCACGAGTTGTTTGACTACCAATGCCTCAAGCATGCATACAACGCAACATTTGAATGGTATTGCCTCTGTAAGCATTTTTCGCGATATGTCACAGAGGACTTTGCGATAAGCTGGCTCAAACAATGGCGCTGTACAATGGTACACGGGCTCTATTGCGGATATCCGGGAGGGCTCGCCGCTATAGGAGAGGCACTAGGGCTTCCCCAAGACAAACGCAAGCTCGGCATTGGTTCCGCACTGATTCGAACCTTCTGTATGCCGCGTGGTGCAGTCGGAGGCCGTACGCTCCCGCAGCACGAACCGAAAAAATGGAACCTGTTCAAAGATTACTGCGCCCAGGACGTGCGCACAGAAATAGAGATTGAAAAGATATTATCCGCATACCCTGTTCCAGAAAATGAGCAAAAGCTGTGGGAACTTGATCAATCTATGAACGCTTACGGAATCAACCTCGACACTGAACTCATCCGTGGTGCGCTGGCATGCAGCCAAACGGTCACCGACGAGCTTACGGAAGAGGCAATCCGTATATCTGGCATTGATAACCCAAAATCGGTACAGCAATTATCGAATTGGCTTGAGACGGAAACCGGCGACAAAGTCGACAATCTTCGTAGGGACACTGTCGCAAACATGATCGACACAACGGATAACGACAAAGTAAAAAGGCTTCTCGAAATAAGACTGGAGCTCTCAAAAACCTCCGTCAAAAAATATGCAGCAATGGACGCTGCAGTGTGTGAAGATGGCAGAGTTCGAGGGCTGCTCCAATTTTACGGAGCCAATCGTACCGGCAGATGGGCGGGAAGGATCGTGCAGGTACAGAATCTTCCCCGTAACTATATAGATACACTGGACCTAGCCCGTGCGCTTGTCAAGGAAGACAAAACGGCGGCGCTGAAGTTGGTGTATGGGAATGTGCCGGACACACTGTCCCAACTTATCCGTACCGCATTTATCCCGTCACATGGAAACCGTTTCGTGGTGGCAGATTTTTCGGCAATTGAGGCGCGCGTGATTGCGTGGCTTGCCGGAGAGAGCTGGCGCCAGGAAGTTTTCCGGACACACGGAAAGATCTACGAAGCCTCTGCATCAGCCATGTTCGGTGTTCCAATCGAACGGATCAAAAAAGGTAACCCGGAGTACGTACTGCGTGCCAAAGGCAAGGTAGCAGAGCTGGCTCTTGGATACCAGGGCTCAAGTGGCGCACTGATTGCAATGGGTGCTTTGAACATGGGCCTGACAGAAGAAGAATTGCCCGATATCGTAGCTAGATGGAGGCAGGCAAACAAGCGTATTGTTGCACTTTGGTATGCCTTCGAAGAGGCTGTGAAAAATACAATTTCTACCGGCGCACCAGCTGGTGTAAACGGAATTGTTTTTGCAATGGAGGGCGATTTGATAACGGGGCAGATGTTTTTGACCGTCAGACTCCCGAGTGGCAGAAAGCTGCATTACGCAAAGCCGCAGCTTACAGTTAACGAGATTGGACGCAGATCCATCACGTACATGGGTGTGGATCAGGAGAAGAAAAGATGGACGCAGCTTGAAACGTATGGCGGGAAGCTTGTGGAAAACACCGTGCAGGCCATCGCCAGAGACTGCTTGGCAATCGCTCTGCAGCGCCTGGATGCTGCCGGATATAGATCTGTCATGCACATCCACGACGAGGTGGTTATCGATTGCCCTGAAAACCAATGCGATCTGGAACGCGTGTGTAAAATCATGGGCGAGCCGATCCCCTGGGCGGAAGGTCTGATTCTCCGGGCGGAAGGATTCCTCACGGACTATTACAGAAAGGATTAATTCTATGGTACTGAAATATGACAGACAGATAACGATAAGTACCGCAAATAGCCGTTACGCTGAAAATTGGCCGGCGCAGAAAATGTATCTCTCCGAGCTTGTAGACCGACTCAAGGTACCAATGCGCAGTCAGGAATCACTCAGTGTATACCTCAAGATGCCCAAGGCGAAGCAGGATAACCTCAAAGACGTCGGAGGCTTTGTCGGCGGAGAACTGCTTGATGGGCGTCGAAAAAATGGATCGGTAAAGGGTAGGGATTTTATATCACTAGATCTGGACAGCATCCCTGCAGGAGAAACCGATGCTACGCTCAAAAAGATCGCCGCACTGGGTTGCGGCTGCTGCGTGTACAGCACGCGCAAACACGAGCCTTCCAAGCCTCGACTGCGCGCCCTGGTGTGGTTAGACCGCACATGCAGTGCAGACGAATATGAGGCAATATCGCGCAAGCTTGCCGAGATCATCGGAATCCAGCTTTGTGATCCATCCACCTTCCAGCCGACACGGCTAATGTACTGGCCGAGCTGCTGCAGTGACAGTCAATATGTATATGAGGTGTACGACAACCCATTCTTGTCAGCTGACGGGATGCTGCGCATGTATCAGAACTGGCGTAATGTTGCAGAATGGCCGCAGGTTCCGGGTGCTGCAGACTTGCCGAAACGACTCGCTGCAAAACAGGGTGATCCAACAGAAAAAACAGGCATCGTCGGGGCGTTCTGTCGGATATACGATATATACCGGGCGTTTGAGCTGATTCCTGGCATCTATGAGCCATGCACTGGATCAGACCGGTATACATACGTAGGCGGATCCACTTCAGGCGGAGCAGTGATATATGATGGCGGAAAATTCTTATATTCCCATCATGCTACGGATCCGTGCGGGGGCAGGCTGGTCAACGCATTTGACCTTATAAGGATCCACAAGTTCGGGGAGCTGGATGACAGCGCAAAGGCGGATACGCCGGTCAACCGGCTGCCGTCATACACCGCGATGACCGAGTTCGCGGTATCAATACCGGAGGTATCGGGCCAACTAACGCAAGAACGCTATGCGACGGCATTGCAGGATTTTAGCGGGAATATCAATCCCCCCGATTCAAGCTGGATGAAATTGCTTACAGTATCCCCAACAACAGGCTTGCCGGCAAAAACGGCAGATAATGTTCTTATTATATTAGAGCATGATCCAGCGCTAAAAGGTAAATTTGGGTTTGAGGAATTCAGTGCCCGCAATGTCGTATTTGGTTCGGTGCCGTGGGATCCAACTCCGGGCATGCGGATAATGACCGACGTCGACGACGCGGGAATCCGGCACTATATGGAAAAAGTACACGGGATCACCGGAAAGGACAGGATTGCGGATGCAACGCAGCTGTGCCTGCATAACCACACGATCAATGTGGTGCAGAGCTACCTCAACGAGCTCGAGTGGGATAGGGTGCCGCGAATTGATACGCTACTGATTGACTACTTCGGGGCAGAAGATACGGCGTATAACCGCGAAACGATCCGCAAAAGCCTTGTTGCTGCAGTAGCCAGGGCGTACTACCCCGGCACAAAACACGACGAGATGCTTATTATTGTTGGCCAGCAAGGAACGGGAAAGAGTACATTCCTGCGATTACTCGGAAAGCAGTGGTTCTCAGACAGTCAGGGCACGTTTGAGGGCAAGGAGGCGCTGGAATTGATACAGGGCCGCTGGATCATAGAAGTGGGTGAATTGCAGGCTATGCGCCGCAGTGAGGTCAACACGATCAAGCTCTTTCTGAGTAAGACAGAGGACATCTTCCGGGAAGCCTATGGGCGCCGGACGAACGAATATCCGCGCCGGTGCGTGTTCTTTGGCACTACCAATGACGCTGAATTCCTGCGCGACGCAACGGGGGATAGAAGGTTCTGGCCGGTTGATGTAGGGACGCACAAGCCCAAAAAAAGCGTTTGGGACGATCTTCCCGAAGAGGTTGACCAGATCTGGGCGGAGGCCGTTGCCATGTACCGCGCGGGGGAAAGACTGACTCTCAACGCCCGTGCTGCAGAAGAGGCAATCAAAGCGCAGCAATCACACAAGCAGCGGCATCCGATGGAGGGCATCGTACGTGACTATCTGAGCAGGCGCTTGCCGCAGAATTGGGATAAGATGGGCATACAGCAGCGGCGGGTATGGCTTAGTAATGACTACGGTACAGATGGGCAAGATGCGCTTGCACCACGCACACGGGTGTGCGCGGTTGAGGTGTGGACAGAGTGCTACCTAAAGGAACCAAGCTGGATGAAGCGTTCAGATGCAATGGATATTAACGCAATAATAGAGAGTATCGGCGGGTGGAGCAAGTGCAAAAACGGAATCCGCTTCGGGCCTTACGGGTTTCAGAGGGGGTATACACTTGATACATTCTAATGTATCAGCTTTGTATCAATGTATCAGTTTGATACAAGCGATACAAGTGTGATACAAACGAATGTATCAGGAAAAACATTTCGGTTAAAGTAAAAAACTACTGTGATACAAGTGATACATTATTTTTTACTGTAGATGTGTAAATAGACAATTAGAGAGTACATATAACGCCTAATACGCCTAATTTATATCTGTATTACACGTGTACGTGAGAATGTTGTATCAGGGGGAGTGGAATGAAAGAAGCTGAAATTGAAAAAAGAATGGTGAAAGAGATCGAAGGTATGGGCGGCTTATGCTGGAAGTTCACTTCCCCCGGAACCATCGGCGTGCCGGATCGAATTGTAGTGCTGCCGGACGGCTCAGTGATCTTTGTTGAGCTTAAAGCTGAATTCGGCAGAATGGCCAATATCCAGCGATACCGGATATCGCAGTTGAAAAAATGCGGCGTCGATGCAAGAAAGATTCAGGGGCTGGAAGAGATGAAATCATTTGTGCGCGAATGCAAGGAACGGCTGGAAGGAGGCGAGAGGAGTGAAATATAACCCGCATCCGTACCAGGCCTATTGCGAAAATCGAATCGTTGAAACATCCGCACTGGCGCTGTGGCTTGATATGGGACTGGGCAAGACGGTAATTACGCTAACCGCGATCAAGGAGCTGAAATATTACCGGTTTGCGGTAAAAAAAGTTCTGGTAATCGCGCCCAAAAAGGTTGCAGAGGCTACTTGGCAGAAAGAAGCTGCGAAGTGGGATCATCTGAGGGGGCTTCGAATCATCAGTTGCCTCGGAAACACAACGCAGCGGATTAAGGCGGTAAATACGCCGGGGGATATCTATATCATCAACCGAGAAAATGTGGTGTGGCTGGAGGATTATTACCGTAACGATTGGCCATATGACATGGTGGTAGTAGATGAGAGCAGCAGTTTTAAAAACCCTGCTGCGAAGCGATTTAAGGCGCTATCCCGAGTCAGGGGAAAAATGTCACGCATTATTGAGCTTACGGGCACACCGGCGCCGAACAGCTTGCAGGATGTCTGGGCACAGGTATACTTGCTGGATCAAGGGGCGCGGCTTGGGAAGTACATTACCCATTTCCGGGAGCGATACATGGAGCCGGATAAGCGGGATCGCGCGATGATCTATAGCTATAAGCCCAAGGACGGAGCTGTGGATGTAGTACACCAAAAGATCAGCGATATCTGCGTGAGTATGAAAGCGGAGGACTACTTACAACTACCGGAGTGCGTGATCGACGACATACCGGTGGTGCTGGATCCCAAGGCGCAGCAGCAATACAACCAGCTGGAGCGGGATCTGCTGCTTAGTGTGGAGTCGAGCGTGATCGACGTGGCGTCGGCAGCAGCGTTGTCCAATAAGCTTCTGCAGCTGTGCAATGGTGCATGCTATACAGACGACGGATCAGTGATACAGATCCACGGCTGCAAACTGCAGGCATTGTACGAGGTGGTTGAGGGCCTCAACGGGCAACCGGTTTTGCTGTTTTATAGTTTCCGGCACGATATTGCAAGAATCATCGAAACGCTGAAACCACTGAAGCTGCGGATCCGCCAGCTGGCGGGAAAGGCGGACGAGGATGCGTGGAATAACCACGAGGTTGATGTGCTGCTTGCGCATCCGGCGAGCTGCGCGTATGGGCTTAACCTGCAGGATGGGGGAAACCATATCGTGTGGTATGGGCTTAACTGGAGCCTAGAGCTATACCAGCAAGCCAATAAGCGGCTGCACAGGCAAGGGCAGCTGCAGGCGGTTATCATACATCGCCTGTACGTGGAGGGCACGCGGGATGAGGATGTGATCGCCGCGCTGTCAAGCAAGGGGGCGACACAAAATCACCTGATTGATAGCTTGAAGTTACGGATCAAAAGATTGAAGGAGGTACAAAAATGACACGAACTGAATTATCAGAGATACTTGAAAGACATAGAAAATGGCTGGCGGGAGAAGCTGGTGGACAACGCGCCGACCTGTGCGGAGCCGACCTGAGCGGAGCCGACCTGAGCGACGCCGACCTGCGCGAAGCCGACCTGCGCGGAGCCGACCTGCGCGAAGCCGACCTGCGCGGAGCCGACCTGCGCGAAGCCAACCTGAGCG